AAATTAAATAGAGCGTATACAGTATATTGTATACAATATTCAAAGGAGATGATAAAAATAAAAGTAGAAGCAAAGGATATTCCGTATATTCAAAAATTTATGACTGAATTTTGGAAAACTATAAAAGATTTCTATTCAGCCGAACTTACAGACGAATATTCCAAACAGGCTACTGATCGTCTGATAGAACTTGGAGAGTATGCGGAAATGTGTCCTGATAATAATGATAAACAGTTTATCAAGAATTGTCTAGTTGCTTTTAATAAGTTATTAGATTCCAAACAGAGGGAAGTGAGAAAGAATGTACAACACGAAGAATAGATACGAGCAGGGACAGACTCTCAGAAAAGAAATCTACATGTATGTAGTAAGCTACTTTAAACTTGTTGGATACGCACCATCGGTCAGCGAGATTTGTGAGAAGGTAGACGCAAGCAGAGCTACCATCTGGAGACATTTAAACCAGCTTATTGATGATGGGTTGCTTAAAACAGCACACCCGAGTACTGATAGAGCCTATGCTCCGACAGGATACGGGTTCGGAAAGGTGAAGAAATGAATAAAATGCGAGAGTATGAACGTGGGAGAGAAGATGGTCTTGACCTTGCTAGACGAATCACCAGAGAGGGCGGTCTTGAAGCCCTCGAAAAGGAATGCAGATTCAGGGGAGCAACAGGAATACATACTTCCCTGGCAAGAAAGGACCTGGACAAAGCATCTGAGAAGATCAAGCAGCTCGTATCTGAATGCTGCGTGATCATGGCGATAGCTGTTCTGCATGATGAATTTGGATTCGGTCAGAAAAGATGTCAGAAGTTCATGGCAGGCATGGACAAAGTTTCGGACTATATCGACCAGGGTTTGGCTGAATGGATTGATTATGTACAGGCCATCAAGGAAGAACTGGGAATTGAATTAAGCTTTTCAGGAGAAATAAAAAGTCATGCAGAATAACGGACAGGTAGCATTTGGATAGGAGAAAAATGAAGTTCAAACATAGAAAGGAATAACACTTATCCTCGTGAAACGAGGTTCCGCCTAATCAGAATAGGTTGGGTAAAATTTGATAAATGCTAGACTGGAATGCCTTGGTTCTCCTACGCAGTGCAGAACAGACTAACGGTCAGAGGTAATAATTCCCAAGGCTATAAAGCAGATTGTAAAATTGCCATACGGATAATTGTAGTATGGCGTGTGAAAGAATTAATTGAAAAATCCATAGATAGGTTGAAACTGGCAAGTGATATTTCACTGAAACATTACAACAAACCACTTGTATGTGAGTATTCCGGTGGAAAGGATTCAGATGTACTTCTGGAACTATTCAGAATGTCTAGAATCCCGTTCGAGGTTCATAATTCGCATACCACTGTTGATGCACCGCAGACAGTAAGGCATATCAAAAATGTGTTTTCTGAATTGACAGAAAAAGGTATTAAATGCGAGATCGACTATCATGTGCAGGAAAACAACAACCGTCTTACAATGTGGAATCTTATTCCCAGAAAGCTAATGCCACCTACCAGAATCGTTCGGTATTGCTGCTCAGAACTAAAGGAAAGTGGTAATCCAAACAGAATGATTGCAACAGGTGTTAGATGGGCTGAAAGCAGTAAGAGAAGTGTCAGAAGCCCATTTGAAGTATTAGGGCAGACGGCAAGCAAAAGTATTGGCGTTTCTGACGAGAAAATGCTTATCACAGATAATGATGATACTCGAAGGTTGTTTGAAAATTGTCAGATGAAAGCGAAGACGGTAGTCAATCCGATCATTGATTGGACAGATCAGAATATCTGGCAGTTCATTGGAGAGAAAGATGTTCAGGTATGCGAACTGTACCGATGTGGATATGACAGGTTAGGCTGTTTGGGCTGTCCACTTGCATCAAAGAGTCAGAGAGAAAAAGAAATGTATGACTTTCCTAAGTATAAGCAGGCCTACATACATTCTTTTGACAGAATGCTTCAGGAACGCCAGAGACGTGGAAAAGATACGAAGTGGAGCTGTGGCGAAGAAGTCTATCTATGGTGGATGCAAGACAACAATGTAGTTGGTCAGATGGAATTATCTGATTTTATTGATTATTGAGGAAACATAAATACAGAAATCATGGAGGACTGCACAATAGCGTGTCAGTTGCTTACATGGGGAAAGTGAGGATGAAAATGGGAAGTTACACAATAAATCTTCCAAGAGGACTGGAAGTAGATATTTTCAATCTGCCAGAGGACTTCAAAGAGCAGGTTGAGCAGGCATTCAGAGAGTATACATCTGGAACAGCAAAAGCGTATATGTACGTTGACAAGTTGGGATTCATTGACCGTTGCGTAGAATATCTGAACGGTGATAAGAATTCAGACGATGTTGTAAATTCGTTGGTTGAAGAAGCAATGATTGCCGAATGGAGAAACAACGGCGAAATCATCCAGGAAGACGATATATACAGTATTGATTTTATGGAAGATTGCTACAGGAAAGGCAAGGGAGATACAAAACTGAACTCTCATTTCGGAACTGACGATCATCACATTTACGACCAGATTCAGAAAGTTCTGGTGCAGGTAATTACAATTGTAATGAATTATCAGGATTAAGGAGGACGCAAAATGAAATTATTTAAAACAGTAGATGAGAAATTAGCAGAAATTGGATTTACAAAAGAAAAAGAAGATAAGTATGGGTGTGAGTATAAAAGAAAAGATAAGAAATATAATTTTACACAAAAAGTTGACATTTTACACAAAAAATCTGGTAGACATATTTTACAGTCATATGATTCAGATTTAGGAGATGATAAAGGAATTGGAAATACTTGTGTTGGTCTTACAGGATATGAAATGAAACTGTTTATTAAAAAGATGAAACAGTTAAAAATGTATGCGGGTAAGGAGGACGCAGAATGTTAATCAGAAGTCAGAATAAGGAAGTTTTAGCTACACTTGAACTTTTATTCGATATCGAAGTTTCGGGTGGAGTAATAAGTGCAAGAAGAGATATGAGTTGGTGCTGCTTGCTCGGAGAATATTCCACCAAAGCAAAAGCCATGAAAGTACTGGATATGATTCAGGAAGCCTATGTAAATGGACATATTGATTATCAGATGCCAGCGGACAGTGAGGTGGTTGTATGATTACATTCTTATTAGGATTTATACTTGGAACCATATTCGGAGTGGTCGGTCTTGTATGCGTGGCGATCATGTACGACAAGCACCACCCAGGCGAATAGAAAGGAGAACGGTATGTTGACAAGGAACAAAAAGCTGAAAGACTTCCCGGCGGAGTACGGATATCTGCTTTCCAGTGCTGCCTTGTCAGCTTGCCCGAAGAACACTGTGATAGCGGATATGGTTATCGAGAATATCCTGCACCGGAAAAGTTACAGGAAAATCAGCAGAGAAAGATATATCCCGATGAACCCGAAAGACTTTTACGGATACAGGCGCAAGACCGTCGCTGTACTGTATGAGAGAATGCGATTGTTGGGAGTGTGGGAGGAATAAGAGGGCAAAATGGAAAAAAGTTTGTTTAGCAGCAATTCCGATCAATGGGCTACACCTAAATATATTTTCGATGAATTAAACAAAGAGTTTGATTTCACACTAGACCCATGTGCGGACGCAAAAAACCATAAATGCGAGAAATTTTTTACTAAAAATGAAAATGGTCTTATACAGGATTGGGGAGGAATGCGAGTGTTTTGCAACCCACCCTACGGAAGAGAAATATATCAATGGGTTGAAAAAAGCTATCAGGAAGGACATAAAGAGAATACGCTCGTTGTTTTACTAGTTCCGGCAAGGACAGACACGAAGTGGTTTCAAGATTTTGTATATCACAGATCTGAGATTAGATTTTTGAGAGGAAGGTTAAAATTCGGAGACAGTAAGAATAGCGCACCGTTTCCGTCAATGATAGTAATTTTTAGAGGACCTAAAATGTAAGCACAGGGAGGAATCAGATGAGTAGACTAATAGATGCTGACGAATTAATTAAATACATTAAAATTTGGGAAATTGGGACAAGTATTAGTTCCGACCAGAAAGAGTTTATTGATTGTGTCAATAAACAGCCGACAGCTTTTGATGTTGATAAGGTTATTGAACAGTTGGAAGATTATTTATTTGAAAAATATTGCATCGAAGGAGATACAACAATTGATGAAATTGTGAAAGGTGGTGGAGTTGAATGAGTAACGTATCAATTGAAACATTAGAAAAGCTAAAAGACAGCATGGTCGGAAGAAGATATAAACACTTCAAAGGAAGAACCTGTGTTGTCACCGATATCGCAGTACATACAGAATCTGATGAAATTATGGTGATTTACAAGTGCTTTGTAGACTCACTTGTAACATGGTGCAGACCGTTGGATATGTTTACGAGTGATGTGGACAGAGAGAAATATCCAAATGTCAAACAGAAAAGAAGATTTGAACCACTTTCTAGGCAGGAGGAACACAAATGAGTAGCGCAAGCGTAAGATTCGGAACAAAAGCATATGTATGCGCAAGATACTTTCTTAGACCGGGAAAGTGCTTCAAATACATCGACCAGCGTGGCGAAGATACCACAGAACACATCTATGAGGTCATGGCGTTATATCCTTATTGCGTATTGTTAAGAGATACCAGAAACGGAGTCAGGACTTGCCCGGGATATAACACTTTGAGCCTGATGCTGAGAGGAAGTGAAGCGAGTGAGTAAAGGCAAAGACATTTCGACTATGTTTACAAGAGAAGAAAACAAAAAGAACGGAAGGCTTGGATATTGTCAGGCTACAAGAGAAAAAGACACTATCATTAGTCCTTCACAATATGGAGCATTCTTGCAGAAAAGAGGTAAGAGAAGATGAGTAAATCAGTATTAATCATGAGCACACCAAAAGGATGTTTTGCTTGCCCATTTCATATGGCGGATTTCAATTTTAATTTATGCCTTGCAACAAGAAATGATTCAATCAAAATTATTTCTAAAGTAAGCCATGAAGGATTCAAAAAACTGGCAGGAAGACCCGAATGGTGTCCACTGAAAGAATTGCCAGAAAAATTGGAAGCAAGCACACGTGATAATGAAAGATGCGGTCAAGACGCGGAAAATAAGCGATAAAAATAAACAAGCGACAAAAACAAGCGAAAAGGAGAGGTGAAGTAGATGGAGAGATTAACAGAATGGGAAAATGGTAGTGTCACATATAACGAAAAACGAGAGATTGAATGTGGTGAATATTGTGATAGCTGCTCACAGGGCGCAGGAAATTGCGAAACAATAAAGAATATGATTAAAAAACTCGCTGAATACGAGGACTTAGAAGAACAGGGTTTGCTTGTGAGATTGCCGTGTAAGGTTGGAGACACGGTTTATAGAGTGAATGCCGGAGCCAAGCAACCGATTATTCCGATGACTGTTTCAGAAATTCATTTTCTCTGTTACAAAAATGAACGTGCTGTAAGGTTTGACGCAATAGGAAAAGAAGATATGGGAGAAAGTTGCTACCGTTTAGAAGATATTGAAAGAATAGTATTTCTCACCCACGAGGAAGCTGTGAATAAGTCGGAGGAGATGAAAAAATGACAATCGGAAAAAGAATTAGAGAGGTGCGTTTGCAAAATGATATGTCTCTCAGAGATTTTGCAGAACTTATCGAAGTTACTGATACCACAGTCATGGAATGGGAGAAAGGAATCAGCAATATTCCGTTTGTGTGTGCGATAGAGATTGCTGACCGATTCGATGTGAAATTAAATTGGTTAGCCGGATTGGAGGATTAACATGAAACCAGAAGAAGCATTAAAAGAATTAAGCTATGGTGATACAGCCTATGGTGGTAACTGTACTTATGAAGTTAGAATGGGAGCCATTAAAGCGCTGAAAAAGCAGATTCCAATGAAACCAAATAATATAAAATCTATTCTTGATTTTTCTGGCAGATATTATACGGCAAAAGGTAACTGTCCAGTTTGCAACAGTGAGGGACTTTATAAATCAGATTTTTATTGTAATAAGTGCGGGCAGAAATTAGATTGGGAGGGGCGAAATAAATGAATCTTAGAAAAGCTACACTAACCGACTATGGAGTGCCGCCGGATGATATACCGGCACTTCAAAGTCATTTCAGACACCTTGACGAGAATGACAAGTACAATCTTCTGCAAGTGTCAATCAAATATGCACCAGGCATAGAATCACAGATATACGACAGCATAGTGAACTGCATAGGATATCGGACAATGGAGCGATTCCGGGATATACCAGTATCTGAAAATGATTTCTACGGATACAAGCGCAGGATCATGGCAGAATATTATCACTTGGCAAAATTGACCGGAAGATTATAAAATTGATAAAAACTAAAAGTGGTGTAGAGGTACATAGCCCCTAGCGTGGTATTATAGTATATATAACTATAGCTATGCTAGGGGATTCTTATTTATGAATTTATGAGGTGATGATATGGCAAATCTAAAATCAATACAGCGCAAACTTCAAAAGGCTATATTATCTACCGGATTAATTATAAAAATTGGAACGTCACAATTTTACAGCAAAGAACAGGAAAGATTGATTACTCTTACCATAATCTCAACGCCTACACTTCATTTGACCAAAAGAAAAGAATGGAAAGATTGTGATTATGAAATATTACGAACTGCATCCCAGTATGATGTGGTCATGTGTCTAAAAGAAATATGGGAGGCAGTCAGAAAATGAGGATAGACAGAGGTGATTAGATGGACTTAACGCCTAAACAGAAAGCGTTTGCAGATGAATATATAAAAAATGGCGGAAATGCATCTGATGCCGCAATAAAGGCTGGATATGCTGAGAAAAACGCAAGAGTGATAGGAAATCAGAACTTAACAAAACTTAACATTTCTGACTATATAGCTAAAAAGCAGTCTCTCATCGAAAAGCAAAAAGGCACTGATATCATGTCTCTGGCAGAAATCCAACAGCGCCGCTCTATGATCGCAAGGGGTGAGCTGAAAGATTCGTTCGGTTTTGCCCCGGACTTCTCCGATCAGCTAAAATCTATGAATGATCTGGAAAAGACACTTGCTATCAAAGAAACAAAAGAAGAACAGCAGAGGATAGCAGAGAGAGCCAGACTGCAAGAAGTTTATCATCTTGATCTGAGTGTTGTTCCGGATGTATTCCACAGGATGATTCGGGATATCCGGGCAAAGAAGCATTCGGAGTATATTCTTCCCGGTGGTCGTGGATCTATGAAATCATCCACAATTTCTCTGATCATTCCAGAGCTGATCAAGAATAATCCAAATATGCACGCCTTGATTCTTCGAAAAGTCGGGAACACAATAAAAGATTCTGTTTATGCTCAGATGAAATGGGCACTGGATAAGCTGAACCTGTCAGAGGAATTTACCTGTAAAGTGTCCCCTATGGAGATTACATATAAGCCTACTGGACAGAAGATTTACTTTCGTGGTGCTGACGATCCATTAAAGATTAAGTCTATCAAACCAGAGTTTGGATATATTGGCATTGTCTGGTTCGAGGAGCTTGACCAGTTTGCCGGTCCTGAGGAAATACGAAATATTCAGCAGTCTGCGATTCGTGGTGGTAACGAAGCGTACAAGTTTAAATCATTCAACCCACCGAGAAGCAAGAATAACTGGGCAAATGAATATACGGCAGAAGCAGAAGAAAAAGATGATAGCGCGCTGGTTGTGCATAGCACATATCTTGATCTTGACATTGAACAGGAATGGCTAGGTGACATCTTCCTGGAGGATGCTGAACATCTGAAAGAGACCAATCCAGATGCTTACAAGAATGAGTATCTAGGAGAAGCTAACGGTAATGGCGGAAATGTATTTGAATATCTGGAAATTAGAGAAATTACAGCCGAAGAAATCAGTCATTTTGACAGAATCTATCAGGGGTGTGACTGGGGATTCTATCCGGATCCATTTGCTTTTGTGCGATTCTATTACAATCACAACAATGATACATTGTATTTCATAGACGAAATATATAAAAACAAATTAACAAACAGAAAGTCAGCAGATATCATTCTTGAGCGAGGATATACAGACTTTGAAATCACTTGCGATTCTGCAGAGCCTAAATCAATCAACGACTTTAGAGATTTTGGCATTCCGGCAAGAGGAGCAATTAAAGGGCCGGGCAGCGTAGAATATTCTATGAAGTGGCTTCAGGGCAGAAAAATCGTTATTGATCCGAAGCGAACGCCGGGAGTGCATAAGGAATTTACAAAATACGAATACGAACGAGACAAAGACGGAAACATTATCAGTGGTTATCCTGATAAGGATAATCATTTAATAGATGCCACACGCTATGGCTCAGAGAAGCTGTGGAGAAGGCGAGGTAGCAGCGCATAATGGGACTTATAACAACACTAAAAAGGTGGTTTAACATGATATTCAAAAAGCAAGCCGAAGAGGACTTTAATATTCAGGCGGCAGAGTTTCCAGAGATGGAATCGCTGATTAACCGGTGCGCGAACATTTACAGGGGAGTACCGGAATGGTTAGATGATAAGAATAACATCAAGACGATTAATTTTGCTAAATCTGTCTGTTCAGAAACAGCTCGGCTCGCAACATTGGCGATTGGCATTCAGATAGATGGTTCTGCAAGGGCAACATGGTTACAGGGGCAGATAGATAAAATATATTTCCAAATACGTCACTGGGTAGAATATGGCTGTGCTTACGGAACCGTGTTCATTAAGCCGAACGGTGAGAGCCTTGATGTGTTTACTCCGGCAGATGTGATGATTGTGGATTACGATAATCAGGAAATCAAAGGGATTATATTTAAGGATTCTTATACTGTTGGTAGAAAATACTACACAAGGCTCGAATATCACAGGTTTGTTGAGACAACAGTGGACGGAGTGACAACCTATCCGTATTATGTTTCTAACAGAGCCTATGTATCAAAATCTCCTCAAAGCATCGGAGACAAGATTGACCTTAAACAGACCAAATGGGCTGACCTAATGGCAGATACGCCGCCGATTCTTAAGGCGAACGGGGAGAAGCTGGACGGACCTCTGTACGGAGTTCTACGGACACCACAGGCGAATAACGTGGATATTAACGCACCACTGGGACTTCCGATATTTGCCGAAGCTATCGAAGAGTTAAAAGACCTCGATATTGCATACAGCAGGAACGCCGGAGAGATTTTTGATTCGCAGAAGATTGTCTTGGCAGATGATAGGCTACTGATGCCAAGCGGTACACCTGTAGCAGCCATGTCGCCACAGGGCATGGAGAACAGACGTAATGAGATGAACTTACCGCACTTTGTCAAGAACGTATTCGGACAGGACGAGAAAGAGTTCTATCAGGAAATCAATCCGATTCTCAACACAGATACTCGTATAAGCGGAATAAATGCCCTCCTTGGACAGATTGGATATAAGGTCGGATTCTCTAATGGATATTTTGTATTTAATGAAAAAAGCGGAATACAAACAGCCACAGAGGTAGAAGCAGGACAACAGAGGTCTGTACAATTTATCAAGGACGTAAGAGACCAATTAGACAAAAGCATAAAACAAGTAGTATATGCGTTGAGCGTATATGCAGATTTATATGGATTGGCTCCAGTCGGTGCATATAAAGTTCAGTGCAACTTTGGCGAAATGGCATATTCTTATGAGAGAGACCGAGACAATTGGTGGAAGTATCGCTTACAGGGTGACTGTCCTCCTTGGATGTATTATGTCAAATTCGAAAATATGACAGAATCCGAAGCGAAAGCGATGGTTAAAGAAGCCCAGCCAGACGAACCAAAACTGTTTGGAGATGAGTAATTATGTTAAGCCCAGAATATTTACGCCGGATAACAGAGGGCAGTGAACAGATTGCGGAAGAATTGCATCAGTATATCATCTCTGAGATTGTGTCGAGAATGATGGCAAGAATCGGCAGAGGTGAGGATTATATTCTGACCAATGCCGATGCGTGGAGAATCAGAACGCTACAGGAATCTGGTGAACTGTTAGAAGACATTCTGGCAGAATTATCCAAATACACCAAACGCGAACAGCAGGAACTTCTTGAAGCGTTTGAAGATGCCGGAATCACTGCAATGAACTATGATGACAAGGTATACAAGGCGGCAGGATTAAGCCCTGTACCGCTCGAACAGTCGCCAGCTATGATAAGACTCATGGAGCGAAATATGCTTGCTACAATGGGAGAATGGCGGAACTTCACAAGGACAACTGCAAATGCGGCTCAGACGCTGTATATCAACCAATGCGACCTTGCATACAATCATGTGATGACTGGAACAGTTGGCTATACGCAAGCCATCAAAGAGGCGGTTAATAACGTTGTATCAGATGGTGTTACCGTCACGTATCCATCTGGCAGAAAAGACACGATCGAAACAGCAGTCGCACGTTCTGTCAGAACTGGAGTGGCGCAGGCTACGGGAGATATATCCCTAAAATGCATGGAAGAAATGGATTGGGATTTAGTTCTGGTCAGTGCTCACATAGGAGCCAGAACAGGTGACGGCGGTGAGAATCCGGGAAATCACGCATGGTGGCAAGGAAAAATATACTCTCGTTCTGGCAAGAGCAAGAAATTTCCACCGTTCTCATTGACCGGATATGGAACGGCGAGTGGATTGTCAGGGGTCAACTGTCGGCATAGTTTTGGAGCCAGTGATGGAGAATTTAATCCCTATACAGAACTATCAGCGCAGGACAAAGCCAACAAAGGTAAACAGTACGAAAAAGAACAGCGACAGCGCACTTATGAGCGAAGAATCCGAAAAACAAAGCGTGAAGTCCTTGGAATGCAAGCGGCGGTTGATAACTGCAAAGACGAACAGGCAAAATTCGCATTACAACAAGACCTTGACCGGAAGTCTTATCTTTTGCAGAAACAAAATGCTGCATATAAAGAGTACTGCAAACAGAATGATCTGAGAGAACTGCAAGACCGGCTCATGATCGCTAAGTGGAACCGCCAGAACGCCGCAAAAGCCAGAAGAGCGGCAAGAAGATATAAAACAGCAAAGGGGATTGACTGATGGATAGATGGGAATATTACAATCCGAATCCTGCCGGGAATCGAGTCGGAGATTGCGCTGTCCGAGCAATATGCAAAGCAACCGGCTTCGACTGGGAAACGGTATTCACCGGATTAATGATACAGGCGTGTGCTCTGTCAGATATGCCAAGTGCAAATTATGTCTGGGGAGCGTACCTCTATAAACATGGGTACAGACGCAAACTGATTGAACAATCAGAGCGATATATCTATACAGTCAACGACTTTTGTACAGATCATCCGACCGGCACATATATTCTCTGCATAGATGGCCACGTGGTGACAGTACAAGAGGGCAAATATTTCGATACATGGAATAGCGGAAATGAGATTCCGGTATATTACTGGGAAAAGGAGAGCAAATGAGCATATCAGAATTTGTACAGATTTTTCTTTCTATCTGCGGAGGGGTGTCTATTGTCGGAGGGGCAGCGGCTGTAATTTTTAAATGGATTACCCCGGCATTCCGACTTAATAAGCGAGTAGAGACACTGGAAGAACATGATAGACGAGATTATGAAAGTCTTCGGAGAATCGCAGAACGAGATTCATTAATTCTGGAAGTGTTATCGACTATGCTGGATAGTCAGATTAGTGGAAATAATGTGGAAGAATTAAAAAAAACAAAACAGAAGCTTACAAATTATCTTGCACAGAATCAGCGTTAGCATTAGTAAGGGGTATGCTCATGAAATTATATGTGTTCACAAAGAAAGATATAGACAGGTTCTTGATAGAGTGTAATTTCACACCGGACGAAGAAAGATTGTTCCGGTTGAGATGCAAGGAATATACGCTCGAATACTGCGCTGAGCAGATGAACGTGAGCATATCTACCGTAAAGAGATTAAGCAGAAGAGTAAACAGTAAGATTATAAAAGTATGCTAAAAGGAGAGGCAATTTGCCCCTCCTTCTTTTATACAAAATCTTCTTTTACAGCTCTTTCAAGCAATAAAATTACGTATTCTGGTGGGTTCCTTTTACCACCTTCCCAGTTTTCAATTGTTCTTTTGGGAATTTTGTATTTATCGGAAAAAGCCTGCTGGCTTAACCCGGAAATTAATCTAATTTCTTTGATGTTCATATTGTTCTTTTCTTTCTTCTTTTTATTTCCAACGCTTTACGTCGTTCCCGTCGTAATGATCGGGCGCGTCTTCGTCTGGATTGACACTTTCCAGTACGTAAAACTCCGTTCTGCGTTTCTTTTCAAATCTTGTCAGATTTGACCATTTTCCCTCCGCTTCCAGAACGGCTTCTTCCTTGTTGTCAAATTCATCGGTGAAACAATCACCGTCTGTATAATCCATAATTATATACTTCATTTTCCTGCCTCCTAGTTAATCCCGATAACTTTGACTCGGGTCTGTAAAATATCCTCCGCAGATTCTAAAATCTCGAAGTCAACAATATATTCCTCCTCGTCCTGATATACGGCGATTGCTCCGGACTCTAACAGCTCTTCGCCGTCCCCGTTTCCATTCCAGAGCTGACCGAAATAATATTCTTTGCCAGTTTCAATTATGTCCTCTACTCCAAAGACGTATGATAATGTGTTTAATTTCATTTTATCTTCCTCCTTGATTTTTTGTTCTTCCCTGTTTCTGATGTTATCATACCACTCAGTGGGTGATATGTCAATACTTTTTTGATACTTTTGTGAACTTCTTAGTTTAATACTTCTGTGTAAAAATATAATCAGAAAGGCGGTGTATAAGATGGCATTATATAATAATCCTTATCAATATAGCTTTGGCGTCCCTGGGCAAATGAACCAGTTCCAGCAACAGCCTGTCCAGATTCCAGCTCAACCAGTACAGCAACCACAGCAGAATAATAGCGGTATCCTGTGGGTATCCGGCGAAGTTGGTGCAAAATCCTATCTGGTAGCACCCGGGACAAGCGTTTTACTGATGGATTCAGAATCAGAGAAATTCTATATAAAATCAACAGATGTATCCGGTATGCCACAGCCACTGCGGACATTTGAATACCACGAGATAGGCACTCAGATGCCACCTAAACAGCCTGTTCAGAACATGGATAATAAATATGTCACCAGACAGGAATATGATGATTTAAAGGGCAAATACGAAGCTATCATAAACCGATTAAATTCTTTTTCTGAACCTGTTAGGGCTAATACCGTGCAGGAATCAGCAGTCAAGGGAGGAAACGCAGATGAGTAATCCATTATTTAACGCCCTCGGTGGTGGAATGCCGCAGGGAAACGGACCAATGCAGATGATACAGCAGTTTATGCAGTTTAAGCAGAATTTTAAGGGAGACCCGAAAGCAGAAGTTGAGAAAATGTTGCAGTCTGGAAAGATTTCTCAACAGCAGCTCAATCAAGTTCAACAGATGGCAGGGCAATTCCAGCACATGTTGAAAGGAATGAAATAGTACATTACAATCTGGCCAGATTGATGTAAATACACAAAAAGGAGATTATATTATGGATGGAAATTATAGCTTAGCAGATATTGCCGCTGCTACTGGAAACGGCAGAAATAATGACGGCATGTTTGGTGGAGATGGCAGCTGGTGGATTATTGTTTTATTTATTTTTGCTTTCTTCGGATGGGGAAACAACGGATGGGGCAATAATGGAAACGGCGGCGGATATGTAGCCACAGCAGCTACTCAGGCAGACATTCAGAGAGGATTTGACAATTCCGCAGTGATTAGCAAGCTTGACGGAATCAACAGTGGTCTGTGCGATGGCTTCTATGCCATGAATAATGGTATGCTTACCGGATTCAATGGAATCAACACCAACATCATGCAGACTGGTTTCGGCATCCAGCAGGCTATTAATGCCGATACTGTAGCTAATATGCAGAACGCAAACGCATTACAGTCTCAGCTTGCAAATTGCTGCTGTGAAACCAGAGAAGCTATCCAGGGCGTGAACTACAACATGGCACAGAACACCTGTGCATTACAGAACACCATGAACAACAACACTAGAGATATTATCGACAGCCAGAACGCCGGAACAAGGGCAATCCTTGATTACCTGTGCAACGAGAAGATTTCCAATCTCCAGGCTGAAAATAACGACCTCAGACGTGCTGCTTCTCAGGACCGCCAGAGCGCACTTCTCACAACTGCAATGGCTTCACAGACACAGCAGCTCATTAATGCGATTAATCCGGCGCCGATTCCGGCATATCAGGTTCCTAATCCGAACACATATTACGGATGCGGATGCAACACTGGATGTAATTGCTGATAACTTCATATTGAGAGTATCTTTCGATTGATTTCGGATGTCGGCTTATGCCGTATTACACAGAGGGGCAGGCTGAGACCTGTCCTTTTGTGATATGAAAGGAGTATTTTTATGGCAGAATTTACAAATGTAGCTGCTCAGACTGTAGCAGCAAATGGAAACGTAGTATTTTCAAACACAGCAGTCAAAGGTTCTAACTGTATTCAACACAGAGAGGGAAGTGGAATCATTACACTGAGAGGTTTAACCAATCAGTGTAAAGCTAGATTCTTCGTGGACTTTTCTGGTAATATCGCAATTCCAACGGGCGGTACTGTCGGAGCTATTTCTCTGGCTATTGCAATCTCTGGCGAACCTGTATTATCTTCACAGATGATTTCCACACCGGCAGCAGTAGACCAGTATAATAATGTGTCCTCTGGCATTTATATTGATGTACCTCGTGGATGTTGCGTTAACATCGCAGTAGAGAATACAAGCGATCAGGCTGTTTCTGTTGCGAACGCAAACATTGTCGTAACCAGAGAAGCGTAGGAGGTGTGATTATGAGAGATATTAAAGACTTATGCGCAAGAATCGAAGATGAACTTTCCAAAATAGCTGACAATGGGCTGACCACCGGGAATCTGGAAATGACATACAAACTGATTGATATGTACAAAGATATCAAGAATACGCAGTACTGGGATAAGAAAGCGGAGTATTACAACGCTGTCCTTGATGAAATGCGCAGCGGATACAATGATGATTACAGCGAGCGCGGAAGAAAGCGGGACAGTATGGGGAGATACAGCGCAAATGATGGCAGAATGATGCCGGATTACGACAGGGGCAATTCTTATGCCAGACGGGGCGAACATTACGTCAGAGGGCATTACAGCCGTTCTGATGGACGAGACGCTTACGATGACTACATGACGCAGAAACAAAGCTATCGTTCCGGCAAGTCTGAAGACTGCAAGAGGAAGATGCTTGCCGCTCTGGAAGAACATCTGGATGAGCTCACAACAGAAATGAGTGATATGTCCAAGGATGCAGAGTGCCGGGAGGAACGCGATCTTGTCAAGAGATACGTAGAAAAACTTCGCGATATGCTCTAAAAACGCAAAAAGTGGTAGAGAGGTAGTTAAAATAAATCTGTTATAATGTAATTGTGCAGTGGAAAGCACAGTGGTTGTTTTAACATTTTCGTTTTAATCCTCCTTTCTTTAATTTAGTAGCTGGTGCGCACGCTTTAATGGAAAGTTAAACAGGTTCGAGTCCTGTCGTGCGTATTTGCCATCTGGCACGCAAGATGGCATACCTCCTTGATTAAGGTTTTTGTTATTTATACTTTTCTTTTAAAAGAAATAAATATCCGAAACAACTCGTGGCAGGCATAACACGTTAAATACCTTGCTAACCCGGGAATCCGGGTTAATGGAATGTAGCTCAGTGGTAGAGCAGTAGTCTTGTAAGCTATGTGTCACAGGTTCGATTCCTGCCTTTCCAATTACCTTGCCAGTGGTCTAACTGGCTTAATCCATTTACCTGCGGCGGCAGGTCAATAAACACGACCAGGAGGATGTTATGCAGAAACTTATTGACACATTAAAATCATTTGGAATTGAAATCCCGGAAGATAAACAGGCAGATGTGAAGAAAGCACTCTCTGAGCATTATAAGAACGCAAAAGAAGTAGCGAAAACTCTGTCGAAAGTCGAGAGTGAACGTGATGACTGGAAAGAACGTGCTGAGACAGCAGAAGAGACCCTAAAAGGTTTTGACGGCATCGACCCGGCGAACATTCAGACAGAGCTTGCTGGATGGAAGAAAAAAGCGGAGGACGCAGAGAAGGAATTTAATGCGAAGATTTATGACCGCGATTTCTCAGACGCACTTAAAACAGCACTTGATGATGTTAAATTTTCCAGTGAGGCTGCAAAGAAGTCTGTTATGGCAGACATCAAGGAAGCAGGATTGAAGCTGAAAGACGGTAAAATCCTTGGACTGAATGACCTGATCGAGCAGATGAAACAGTCTGACGCATCAGCTTTTGTGGATGAATCTCAGCAACAGGCTCAGCAGAATCAGGCAAGGTTTACTACTCATGTTGGACAGCAACAGACACCGGGAATCATGACAAAGAAAGATATCGAAGCAATCAAAGACCCGTCCGAGAGACAGGCTGCAATTGCTCAGAATATCCAGTTATTCCAGTGATTTTTTTTACACCGACTATACGCCAGAGTATAGCCGCTAACCCAATACCTTAATAGTTATGGGTAGAAAGGATTTTTTATATGGCAGCAAAAGCTAATCTTATTATGAGTAATGATATCCAGGTCACAGCACGTGAGATTGACTTTGTTACCAGATTCGAAAGAAACTGGCAGCACTTACGTGATATTCTGGGCATCATGAGACCTATCAAAAAACAGCCGGGTGCTGTACTCAAGTCAAAATACGCAGAGGGTACTTTGCAGAGCGGAAATGTTGGTGAGGGTGAGGAAATCCCTTACAGCAAGTTTACTGTAAAAGAAAAGACCTATGCGGAAATGACTATTGAAAAGTACGCAAAGGCTGTATCTATCGAAGCAATCAAGGATCACGGTTATGAGAACGCTGTTCAGATGACTGATGATGAATTCCTTTTCCAACTTCAGACTGACGTTACCGGCAGATTCTATGATTATCTGAAAACCGGTACGCTTACTTCCACAGAAACAACATTCCAGATGGCTCTGGCAATGGCTAAGGGTCGCGTAGAGAACAAATTTAAACAGATGCACAGAAATGTGACTGGCGTTGTTGGATTTGTGAATATTCTGGATGTATATGAATATCTCGGCGCGGCTGAGATTACTATTCAGAATCAGTTCGGTTTCCAGTATATGAAAGATTTCATGGGATTCAACACAATCTTCCTGTTATCTGACAGTGAGATTCCAAGAGGACAGGTTATTGCAACACCTGTTGAGAACATTGTTCTGTATTATGTAGACCCTAACGAATCTGACTTTGCGAGAGCGGGGCTTGTATACACTGTATCTGGCGAGACAAACCTGATCGGATTCCACACTCAGGGCAACTACCACACAGCGGTGTCCGAGGCGTTTGCGGTCATGGGTCTTACTCTTTTTGCAGAATACATTGACGCAATCGCAGTAATCACCATTGACGAAACACCAACGCTTGGCACTCTGACAGTAAATTCCGTGGCTGGAACAGCAAGTGGTGACACAAAAATCACTGTAAAACCGGCTAAGGAAAATACCAACAACGTATATAAATACAAAGTTGCAACAGACGCAGTAACTGTTGGATATGGACAGAACCTCAGAAACTGGAACACTTGGGATGGAAAAGCCGATATCACAGCGGCAACCGGACAGAAGATTACAGTGGTTGAGTGCGATGGAACATACAAAGCACTGAACGCCGGAAGTGCAAGCGTAACAGCGAAATCATAAATGTAGGAGGTAACTGGCATGGCTTATGCAGATTATGATTTTTATACAACTTCATACTTCGGTTCGGTCGTGCCGGAAACCGACTTTTCACGTCTGGCGGAAAGAGCCAGTGATTTTGTGGACACAATGACATTTGACAGGTTGGTGGACGGGCTGCCGGAAAATGAACGCTCTCAGAAGCGTATCAAAAAGGCGGTCTGTTCATTAGCTGAATTAATGTATCAGATTGAGCTTGCTGAGAAGAATGCTACCAATGCCGCTGTGAGCGGTACGTCAACTGCAATCGGGTCTGGTGGTAGCACGACAGGCATTGTAACATCTGTATCATCTGGCAGTGAATCCATTTCTTACGCCACGCCTCAGCAGATCGGAGCGAGTGCAAAGGAATGGAGTGCGGTGTATGCCGCCGCTGGGGACGTACAGAAAACGAACGACTTACTTCTTAAGACGGCTTTACCGCTTCTGATGGGAGTAAGGACGGATGATGGAATACCAGTTCTTTATGCGGGGATGTAAACGAAATGAATACAGTAATGTGCTTTTTAACTGGCGGACACAGATTTAAAAGTCCTGCTGAATCAAAATGTAATGACAAAGAAAAGACTTGCACCATTACGGAAACTTGCTGTAAATGCGGAAAACAGTTTTCATTTACAGGTACATACAAACAGTTTGGTATTCCAGATGTGAGGTAAAAATGATGAAAAAGTTATTTATTTCTCAGCCCATGAGGGGCAAGACAGATGAGGAAATTCTCGCGGTAAGAGAAAAGGCAATCAAAAGCGCAGAAAGACAGGTTGGTGAACCGGTAGAAGTTATTGATTCATTCTTTCAGTCGGCACCGGTAGATGCAAAGCCGCTCTGGTATCTAGGCGAATCTCTTAAACTTCTGGCAGAAGCTGACGTGGCATATTTCGCCAAAGGCTGGGACGAAGCCAGAGGGTGCAAGATTGAGAACACCTGTGCCATTGAATATGGCATTGAGACCATTATTGAGGACTACAGAAAGGACTAAGCTATGGACATTTCAACATTAGGCTCATGTATCGCAATCGTTATGATCTGCTACATCGTAGGAATGGGCTGTAAGGCATCAAAAAGAATCTCTGATGAATGGATTCCAGTAATCATGGCAGTTATTGGTGGAATTCTCGGAGCGGTCGGAATGGGAATTATCCCGGATTTCCCGGCAACGGATTATATCACGGCAGTTGCAGTCGGTATGTTTAACGGACTGTCGGCTACTGGTGTGAATCAGGTTATTAAGCAAAGTATTATGAAAGAGTGATTTTATGGGTGGACGTGGTGGAAGCAGTGGATTAAACAACGAGAAGCCAGTTTCTAAGTTAATGTCAAAAGTATATTTCAACTCTGCAAAGAAAAGTGACGCACTCAGAGGAAGTGGAATTGTCAAGAAAGACAATAAACTCGAGAAGGTCATTAATTCAGAAAACACTAGCTATTTTAAGTCAATCAAGACAAAGAGTGAAGCAGTAAAGACAATGAATTATATAAATGACAGATTGAGTGAGAGTAAAAGGAAAATCGCAAAACTTGGAAGTGCAGAGGCGTTATTTAAAAATCAAAGACTTGCTATAGAACATCGAAAATTAGTCAATGCCAGTACAGCCATGAGAGATGAAATGCACAAATTTTCAAAGGCTTCTGAAAAAGGCGATACAAGTGCTTTGCACGATACAAGCCGTACTACCACCACTTATGACAGAGCCAGAAAGCGCAGAATGAAAAACTTTGATTCGTGGTTCTTTGGAAGTGGAAAGAAGTAATCTATGGCAAACCGAGAGACAAGTATAGCTTACGAAAATCTAAACCGCCGTATCTTTCCCGGCGTTGGTGAATACGGCATACCGCAGTTAGAACCGGAATTATTCGAGGGTAACTGTGAGTTTGTCGGATTCAATTACGCAAGAGGTAAATGCAGTAATCCAGAAGGGAAAGCGGTTCATTTCTTCCTGGATGATTACCAGTTTGACGCATTATGGAGGAATCCAGACAGATATGTTGATAAGCTGAGCCAATTCCGGTATGTTCTAACACCGGATTTTAGTACCTACACCGATTTCCCAAAAGCTATCCAGATTTATAATCATTATCGCAAACATTGGATTGGGGCGTACCTGCAAGAATACGGTTGCAAGGTAATTCCGACAATCTCATGGAGTACGCCAGATTCTTACGAATGGTGTTTTGACGGTGAGCCAGAGGGCGGAACTGTGGCGGTGTCTTCGGTGGGATGCATGAACAGCTTAGGCAAAAAACACCTATTCTTATCTGGCTATAATGCTATGATTGAACGATTGCATCCAGAAAGTATTATTTTCTACGGAAAAGTACCGGAAGAGTGTAAAGGTAATATTGTTAGAATCAAAGCATTTTCTGATAAATTCAACGAGGTGAAGTGTAATGGGTGGTAGAGGCGGAACAAGTGGCTTTGGAAGTGGAAACGTTGTCATACATAAGCAAGCCGAGCCAAATAAGCAAGGATACTCCTATTATATGACTGGGACGAGAAATGTAATATCGAACTGGGACGATGAGGGTAATTATCATGCCAAGGGAATCTCCAAGAAAGAGGATGTTAGACAACGCTTTGACAGCGTAGAAGAAGCCATTAAATACGCAAAGAAGAACAGATATAAATATTTAAAACTGTAAAAAGGAGGGTATCATGTACGAAAAAACAGTGACGATTTTCAATTATTACGAAAGCAAAACGACTGGAGATGCGTACTGGTATCCTCATGTTTTATCTGGTGTCGACCTTATTACGGACAAGGGGGCAATTCTTAAGAAGTACGGGCCAGACGCAACAGACAACGCACAGTTACACGTGCGCTATGCTGTCCAGAATGGCGATATAACCATTGCTGACAAGAATGGTAAGATTCTCCCATGGGTGCCACCTAAGGAGTGGAAAAGGCAGATTAACAACGCTCTGGAAGACACTATCACATTCTCAGATGAATCGTTCTTCTGGGAGGGTGAGTGGACTGGCGGAACAGTAACTGATGGTGATTACCGAAACGGATTCTACCAGTACATGAACGAGAACAAGGATAACGTGTTTAAGATTACCAGTGTAGGTGGTCCGTATACACTGATTCCACACTTCGAGATTCTGGGTAAGTAATATGAGCAAAATTCATCATTTTAAAGGATTCTCTGTAGTTGACGGAGATATGAAAATTAAGCTGAATATGGACAGGTTCTCCAGACAGTATCAAGAAGCTCAGTATCTCCTTGATGGAATGGTCATGGACAGTATGGTTCCGTTTATGCCGATGATTACTGGAGATTTTATTAACCGAACAAGAGTTGAGAGTGCATCCTTACAAGGAACTGGGAAAGTATGTGCGGCGGCGGCTCCTTATGGACGTTTTCTGTACGAGGGGAAAGGAATGGTTGATGAAGCAACTGGAAGTCCCTACGCAAGACGTGGAGCAAAGAAAGTTCTTGTCAGTCAGTTTTCTGGTCAGACAGCCGCAAAGGAAAATCTTGAATACACCAAACAGGCTCATCCACGAGCACAGGCAAAGTGGTTCGATGCTGCTAAGCGACAATACGGTGACACATGGCTTCGCAAGGTAAAAGCACAAGCAGGAGGTGGACGACATGGCAGATAAGCCAATTGGCAAAGATGCAACCGGATATGAGATTCTGACAGATGCAATGAAAGCACTTCTGAACCAGTATCCGGGACTGTATGAAAATGAAACAATCAAATTTGAGGAACTCGGCAAAGATTCCGGAATTGCGTTCTCAGCAGATAACGGGGCGTTGGTCTATTCAGAGAAAGAAGATGTTTGTGGAACAATGCACCAGGTATGCCAGTACCCATTTTATGTGGTATACCGAACAGCATCCGACAAGGAGAGGCAGAAATTATCTGTTCAGAAATTTCTGGACAGTCTCGGTAAATGGATATGTCGAGAACCAGTTATTATAAATGGCTCTGAGACACGCTTAAATGCTTTTCCAGAGCTTTCACAAGGAAGAATAATAAAACGTATCACCCGTGATAATTCCTATGGTTTAGAGCCACAGGAGAGTGGTGTACAGGATTGGTTATTGCCATTATCGGTACGCTACGAAAACACTTATGAAGTAATATAACGTAACAACCGGCTATTAATTAGAGAATAGTCGCTAACCTACACAGCCTTTAAAAATGATAGGCAGAAAGGACATTTCTATGCCAGTTACAGGAAAAATTGACCGTAAATATATGGCTCATTATATTGACGCAGGTTCCCTCTGTGGAGGGCTGACGCCGAAATATGAGCGTCTTGGAAAAGATCTGGAAGAGTACAATGTAGACCTTAATCCAGATACTGAAACATCTAAAAACATTCTCGGAGAATCCACATTTAAACATAATGGCTACGAAGCTTCTTCTGACGCTGATCCGTTCTATGCAGATACCACATCAGACCTGTTTGAAAAGCTTCAGCAGATCGTAGATGAACGCCTTAAAGATGATAATCTAAAAACAAGTGCAGTTGAAGTACATCTCTGGAAAGAAGCAACAGCCGGTAAATACGAAGCATACAAGCAGGATTGTCATATTGTACCGACCTCCTACGGCGGTGATACATCTGGATATCAGATTCCGTTTACCGTGAACTACGTTGGAGGACGTGTCAAAGGAAAATTTGACATTACTTCTGGAACATTTACAGCTGACAGTGAATAATTTTTAGGAGGATATAAAAAATGGCAAAAACAATTAATACAAACATTGATGATGGATTTCTTCTTTTCACATTCACAAACAAGCAGGGCGAAGTGTTCTCTTCGTTCAAATTAAACCCTACTGACATTAACATTGCGGCAAGAGCGGAAGAATTGGAAACTTTCTTTGAACAGGCTCAGGAATCTGTTAAAAATGTTTCTTCCAGCAAAGAGATGGCGGAGATTAATAAGCAGATCGAGGACAAAATCAATTATATGCTCGGATACGAAGCATCTAAGGATTTATTTAAAGAACCAATTACCGCAACAACTGTGTTTGGAAATGGTCAGGTGTTCGCCTATATTGTTCTGGATAAAATCAATGAAGCACTTACTCCGGAAATTGAAAAGAGAAAGAAAAAAATGCAGGAAGTGGTCAATAAGTACACGGAGAAATACACAAAATGACCGCTTACGAGTTACCCACCTCACTAAATATCAGTGGGGTGGATTTTTCTATCAGAACGGATTTTCGTGCGATTATTGATATTCTCATTGCAATGAATGATCCGGAATTAGACGAGCAGGCAAAAGCAGTTGTTATGTTGCAGATTCTGTTCGAGGATTGGCAGAGTATACCGCCGGAACACTTATCTGAAGCCTGTCAGAAAGCGTGTGAATTTATTGACTGCGGACAGACTGATGATAACTCAAACAAACCAAAACCACGTTTGATGGACTGGGAACAGGATGGAGACATGATTGTTCCATCAGTAAACAAGGTTGCTGGTAAAGAAATCAGAGCAGTGCCATACATGCACTGGTGGACGTTTTTCGGATATTTCATGGAATCTGGCGAATGTCTGTTCAACACAGTTGTTGGAATTCGGTCAAAAAAAGCAAAAGGCGAACGGCTTGAAAAATGGGAAAAGAAATTCTATCAAGAAAATAAGAACATTATTGATATAAAAACACGTCTCAGCGAAGAAGAGCAAGCTTATAAAGATAAGCTGAATGAGATGTTGAACCTCAAATAGTTAGGAGGTGGACACATGGCTGCTGATGGCTCAGTCATTATTGATACCAGAATGGACACGTCTGGCGTACAGAACGGCGTGTCTGCAATAAAAAAGTCATTTAACGGCCTTGGAAGTGCTGTAAAAAAAATCGGTCTGCTGATTGGTGGGGCTTTTGCGGTTGGCAAGTTGGTACAGTTTGGAAAAGAGTGCACAAAACTTGGTTCAGATTTAAACGAAGTTCAAAGTGTTGTGAATGTAGTTTTTCCAAATATGACTGAAAAAGTTGATGAGTTTTCAAAAAAAGCAGCAAAAACAGCAGGCTTGTCAGAAACAATGGCAAAAAAATATGTAGGCTTATTTGGATCAATGGCAAAACAGTTTAATTTTACGGAATCACAGGCCTACGATATGTCAACACAGCTTACCCAGCTAGCAGGAGATGTAGCTTCTTTTTACAATATTAGTCAGGATTTAGCATATATCAAGTTAAAGTCTGTATTTTCTGGTGAAACAGAAACATTAAAAGATATTGGGGTTGTAATGACTCAAAATGCACTTGACGAATATGCATTGGCTAACGGATACGGCAAAACCACATCCGCCATGACCGAACAGGAGAAAGTGGCTCTCCGTCTGGCTTTTGTGCAGAAACAGTTGTCTGCCGCATCTGGTGATTTCATCCGAACATCTGACAACTGGGCGAACCAGGTGCGAGTGATGCAGTTACAGCTGCAATCTCTCAAGGCAACAGTCGGACAGGGATTAATCAACCTCTTTACTCCTGTTCTGAAAGTTATCAATATCTTACTCGGTAAGTTAGCAACTCTGGCAAATGCCTTCAAGTCATTTACGGAATTGATTACCGGAAAGAAGTCTTCTGGACAAACAGGTGCAAGTGGTGCAGGCCTTGCCGGAACGGATGCAATAGCCGACACAGCCGATCAATACGGAGAAGCTGCCGATAATGCTGAAAAGCTGGCAGATGCAACAAATGATACAGCGGACGCAACTAAGAAAGCCACTAAGGCAGCAAAGGGATATCTTAGCCCTTTAGATGAAATAAATAATTACTCAACGAATAAAGGTACGGGTTCGTCGTCAAAAGTGCCGAGCACAAGTGGCAGCCCTTTAGGCCAAATGAATGATGCCGTGCAGAATGTTGATTATGGCAAGGTGGCAGAGGGCGAGAATGTGTTAGACAAGATCAGTAATTCCGCGAAGAAGCTAGCTGATCTACTTAAAAAACTCTGGAAACCATTCCAGGATGCATGGAAAAAAGAGGGCAATAACACTGTTAATGCGGCAAAGATTGCACTTGATGGTCTTAAAAAGCTAGCTATGAGTGTAGGCAAAAGCCTTGTGGAAGTCTGGACGAATGGCACTGGCACAACGATGCTGACAACTATGCTTAAGATTGCCCAGAACGTCCTTGAGACTATCGGAAATATTGCATCTGGTTTTGCTGATGCATGGAATAAGAACAATGTCGGCACGCAGATTATACAGAATATTGCAGATGCTCTTGTGGTGGTCATGCAGTTTATTGAAAAGATTGCATCAGCTACGGCGAAATGGGCAGCGAACTTGAATTTTTATCCATTGCTAGAATCTATCAAAAATTTAACAAGCTCATTTGCACCGATTATTGAAGCAATTGGAAATGTCCTTAGTTGGATTTACGCAAATATCGTACTTCCAATGCTTAAATGGGTAATAGAGGTAGGATTACCGGCAGTGATTAATCTGATTAGTAAAATAGCCAATTTTCTTGCTAGTCATCAAGCCATCGTTGAGGCATTCGGAGCAGCGTTAATCGGAGCATTTGCGGCAACCAAGATCGCAGGATTAGCCAAGAATATTGTTGGGAGTATTACAACCATAGCAAGCCTTGTGAAAGGGCTTATTGCGCTTATGACAGGTTCCGGAGGGATTATTGGCGGAATCAAAGCCATTGCGGTAGCAATTGGCCCGGGTGGAATATTTGCAATCGCAGTTGCGGCATGTATCGCAGTTGGAGTATTACTATACAAAAACTGGGACAAAATCAAAGAAGTTGCAGGTAAGGTATGGGATTGGATTTCGACAAAAACAACAACATTTGTTAATAATATTAGCAACAAGCTCAGAAATCTTGGTACTAAAATTTCCGCAATTTGGGACAGTATGAAGTCCACGGCTAAACAAAAATGGGATGCAATGTGGTCGACTATTGGAAAAATTGTTGAGAAAATCAAAGTCAAGGTCACAGGCGTTTGGGACAATATAAAAGACAAGACGTCTCAAGCATGGGAAAGCATTACTACTTTTGTGTCTACTAAAGTCGAAGCGATAAAAACCGCCATTACCGATAAATTTAACGCCGCCAGAGACGCGGTCAAATCAGCATTTGAAGGTATCGTGGATTTTATCAAAAGGCCAATTAATCAGGCAATCAGCATTGTTAATAATGCAGTTGGAATGATTAATAACGCAATTGGCGGAATCGAATCCGCGTTTTCTTTCGGACCGTGGGAAGTACCTACACCGTTCGGAACAAAGAGAATCGGGTTCCATGCAACATTTCCACGTGTCGGAACTATTCCATATCTGGCCAGTGGTGCAGTTATTCCACCGCGGAGTGAATTTCTTGCAGTATTAGGAGACCAGAAGAAAGGGAATAACCTGGAAGCACCGGAAAGCTTGCTGCGACAGATTGTCCGGGAAGAGTCAGGGAAAGGGCAGGGAAATGGAAACACTTACAATGTTACAGTCAATGCATCTGGCAGAAAACTGTTAGACATTATCATTGATGAAGCGGAACTTAGGAGACGCAGAAATGGCGGTCAGAATCCATTCTTGTTAGGAGGTGTGTAAATGGCACAGGAGCAGTTTAAAATTGACGGGGTCACTATAAAGGCCCCTGACACATACAAGCCGGTGTTCGCAACTACATCAACGGAAAGTTCTAAGAGAAGCCAGGATTTAGTTATGCATAACACACCAATGGGAACCATTGCTGGGTATGACATGGAATGGGGCGAACTTAAATGGGGAGAGATTGCAACGATTCTTAACTCTATGATTAACAAAAGTCAGTTCACATTTCATCACAAAGATCCTCGAACCCCCGGCAAATGGATTGACAAGACGTTCTATGCATCTAATTTCAACATGGCAGCGCAAACGCTCAAAGACAATGAAGAACGATGGACAGGATTAACTATTAATGTAAGGAGCATTCGACCGGTATGATTAATGTTACAAATCAGTTAAAGACGGAATCTCTCTTAAATAGCAATTATTATGTTACGGCGAATACGGTGCTGCGTGATGGGACAATTTTAAGCCTGGGAAAAGAAGATTTCTACCTTGACGGAAACGGCATTGTAGATTCTTCTGATTCCGGGGATTTCCCGATAGGTGTAGCTATTGAAAAAACAGCAACATTGGCACTGGTCAATGATGATGATAGGTTCTCTGACTACAACTTTGCCGGGGCACAGTTCACCCTATTTTTAAATTTGCAACTGTCTGATAGATTGGAAACCATTCGCCGCGGCACATTCATTGTATCAAAAAAACCCGCCACGTCCGATGAGATCAATCTTACTTTGCTGGATTATATGAGCAAGGCAGAGACGGATTACAACACAAATCTTATTTTTCCATGCTCTGCCAGAGAGGTTTTAGAAGATGCCTGTCAGCAGACCGGGATTGTGTTAGGTGACGCAACATTTAAAAACGCAGACTATCAGGTACAGAAGAAGCCCGAGAACACCACTTTCAGAGCAGTAATCGGTATGGTTGCAGCTTTGGCAGGTGGTAACGCTCGCATTGACGAGAATGATAATTTGCGAATTATCACTTTTGACGATGGTGCAGACACTATTACCTTAGAAACAGTTCCATGGTACGACATTAATGGAAACACTATCCTTGACATCGATAGTAACGAGATCGAGACAATTCTCGAGCGAAAAGGATTTAAGCCAAATTTTATCAATAACCTTACTTATGATGTTGATGATGTAGTTGTCACCGGGGTCAAGTATGCAAATGATGAAACGGAATATAAGTACGGCACGGACGGGTACGTTATCACGATTGACAACAAGCTTCTGACAGGAAATGAGCAAGTCGGTGTTGACCTGATCGGAAAAGAACTTGTTGGTATGAGATTAAGACCATTCTCTTGTGACAGCATAGCAATCGGATACGCCACATTTGGAGATAGAATTACATTTTCCGACATTAAAGGCAATATTTACTATTCATATCTGACAGATGTAGACTTCGCATTCTCTGGCAGTACAAGCTTCTCTTGTAATGCAAAGAGCATGGAAGACATCGATGCTGACTATCCAGACAGCATGCAGGTCGAGGTCGACAACATAAAGAAAGATTCCGAGAAAAAGATTACTGCCTATGATGCAAAATTAAAGCAGATGAACGAACTGGCGGCCAACACCCTTGGGTTTTACTATACAGAAGAAGTTCAGGCAGACGGTTCAACGATTTCATATCGCCATGACAAACCTACGCTTGTCAGCTCTAAAGTAATCTATAAAACAGGCGTTGATGGATTTTTCTTGTCGGTAGACGGAGGCCGGACTTGGAAAGCTGGATTTGATAGCAACGGTGATGCAGTGCTGAACATTCTGTATGCTATCGGCATTCAGTCTGACTGGATTAACACTAGGGGATTCACGGCAAAAGACAATGACGGAAACATTACGTTCCGCATTGATGCAGAGACAGGGGCTGTCAATCTTAATGCTACAGAACTCACAATCAAAGGAAAAACGCCTGAAAATGTCGCAAATGCCGAGGTTGAGAAATTTATTACAGAAGTATATTCTCCACAGATTAAGGTTCTTCAGGAGCAGATTGACGGGCAGATAGAAGCATTCTTTGGAGACTATGTTCCTGATGGTAACAATGAACCGGCATCCACTTGGGCAGATGATACAACCAAAGAGAAACACTTAGGTGACCTGTTTTATATTGTAAACAACGAAGAATATGGCGGGCAGGCTTACAGGTATGCAAAGATTAATGGCGAATACAAGTGGGATTATGTAAAAGACACTGCGGTGGTCAAAGCTCTGGCTGATGCGGCGCAGGCACAAAACACGGCAAATGCAAAGAAAAGAATTTTCGGAGCAGAGCCGGTGCCGCCTTACGATATTGACGATTTATGGGTTCAGGGAAAGACAGGGGACATTCTTAAGTGTCAAAAGGCAAAGGCAGAGGGCGCAAGCTATGACGCCGATGACTGGGTGAGAGCATCTAAGTATACAGATGATTCAGCAGTTACAGCCTTTATCAAGGGCGTTTTTGCCGATACGATTGAAAGCCTCCAAGAGCAACTTGATGGTAAGATTCAGACCTGGAGCCAGGATACAGACCCGGCGCTTGAATGGACAGAAACAGAAGAGATTCCGTGGACAGATGTTGATGGCAATTCCATTCTGGACGTAGGCGGAAATGAGATTTTAATTGTTTGGGAAAAAGGTAAATATATCCACAAAGGAGACCTTTGGCAGAATACTGCAAATAACACGCGTTGGCGTTGGGATGGAAATAAATGGGTAGAACAGGAAGTACCAGACTATCTGTTTGATAAGATTGATGGAAAAGCGGCAGTTTATTTTGAACAGCCTAAGCCACCATACAACATGGGAGATTTCTGGGTCACATCAAAAGCAGACGGCGAAGCTTCTATTAAAACAGCGGTTAGAAGTCGGTCGGATGGTGCATTTACCGATACTGACTGGATTGATTTCAAATATGTGGACAAAACCGATATTGATAATGCAGTCAAAGAGTATGACACAAGTCTTGGACAGGATGAAGTATTTAATAAGCTTACTAATGGCGGTGAAGAGCAAGGCATATATATCAAGGACAAGAAGCTGTATATTAATGCAAATTATATCCTTGCTGGTGTCCTTGCAGGAAAATTTATAAACGCTAAAGGTATTAAGGTTATTGACAGCGATAACCAAATCACGCTCCATATTGATGACAATGGAAAGGTACACATTGCCGCGACAGAGTTTTCGTTAAAAGGAAAAGCTGTATCCGAAATAGCAAAAGATACAGCGTCTAATACCGCGACTGAAATCGCGACAAAATACGCTACATTGAGCGTACTGCTATCAAATGAATTCCAAGGAATTCCAACAGATTCATCTGGCAAATATACTACATTTCCGACATGCAAAACTACGGTAACTGTACTGTATGGTGCTGAGAACGTGACCGCACAGTCAAATATTTCATTCTCTGCGGAAAACGGAATAAGTGGTTCTGCGTCAGGGGCAACGTACACGGTCTCTGGACTGTCCGTGGACAGTGGCACAATCACAGCAACTGCAACTTACAATGGGATGACCGCAAAGAAAGAATTTGTAGTTGTAAAGCAAAAGCAAGGTGATACCGGAAATGGAATCTCGAAGATTGTACAACATTATCTCGCTACGTCCAGTTCATCTGGCGTATCAACAAGTAGTTCTGGATGGACAGAAACTGTACAGATCCCAACACAGGACAATAGGTACCTGTGGAATTATGAGGAGACTTTCTTTACAAACGGGTCTAAGACAACAACACTTCCTCACGTGATTGGCGTATATGGAGAAAAAGGTAAAGACGGACAGGACGGAAAAGATGCCAGTGACATGACTCAGTTGGAGATTTTTAATAAACTGACCAACAACGGGGAAACACAGGGGCTATATCTTTATAACAACAAGGTGTATCTGAATGCTTCGTACATTGACACTGGCGAGCTAGCGGGATGGGAAGTCGGATATAAAAAACTTTCGGCAAAAAATGGCACGTACGGAGAAGTAACGCTAGACGCTTCAACTGGGGAAATCTATTCAAAGACGGATACAGGAGTATATGTGCCGGGGTACGGGATGTTATATGGAACACGAATTAGGGGAATTGATCTTTACGCAGGAACCGTGCATGCGGGATCAATCTCGGTTAATACCAGTGTTTCGGCGGCCAGTGTTTCGGCTGGTGTTATTAGCACAACAAAGACCATTGAAGCGGACGGAATTATTAAATCTAATAGTCATATCGAAGCAAGAAATAACGGCCATTTTTACAGCGAAGGTACTGGCACAGATTTAGCTGATGCATCTATTCGAGGAGATTTAATCGTAGCCGGAGTAAGTCGCCTAAATAAAAGCGTGCAAATGAAAAACATTGGTACTGGATCAGGTACTGATTTAGTATTAACCTCATTATCAATGACAGGCGGCGGTTTTGTATTTAAAAAGGCTTCTTCATCAAAACGATACAAAAAACATTTGTCTTTCATGGAAGAATCAGATGTAAAAAATCTTTATGATTTACGGCCAGTATTCTTCGAATACAAAGAAGGCTATTTGATGGAAAACGACCCTGATAATAAGCGCAAGATACCCGGATTTTACGCAGAACTTGTGGAAAAGTATTTTCCTGATGCTGCCAAATACAATGAAAAAGGACAAGTTGAGGACTGGGATCCGAAAAAACTCCTTCCAGCAGTGTTCGAGTTGGTACGACTGCAGAAACAGCAGCTAGATTCACAGCAGGAAACTATTAATAATCTTATTGGAAGAATTGAAAAATTAGAAAAGGAGATTTAAGGTATGCCAAAGTGGACAGATTATACTACAAAAACTACAGTAGCTGATAATGATGAAGTAATGGTACTTGATACGGCAGGAAAGGCAAATAAACGCCTTTCACTGTCTACTCTTTCAGACTGGGTACTTGGAAAAATTGCCGACAAAGTATTCGAGAAGCTTCAAACGAACGATAAAACGATTCTGGGAGCAATTAATGAATTAAATAGTAATGCAAAATATTCAAAATACTCTGCAAGTCTAATACAAAGTCAACGGATTGAAGAAGGTACTGTCAAAGAAATTACGTTGTATAAATTTGGTCGATTGGTGTCCGTAGTTATGAATATTAATATAAAAGCGTTCCATCCATCCGCAACCGAGTTTGTTGATATATTTGATATTCCAGATGATTATTTGCCAATGTATAATTTGATAGTGAATTATGTAACTCAATCCGGCATACCAATGATTTTTCAGATTAATCCTTCAAAAAAGAAAGCAAGTGTTTATGGTGCTAATGAATTAAAAAACGATTGGTTAATTCGACAAGTTTTCACATACATTTCTAAAGCTTAAATAGTAAGACATTAGCTAAATGCTATAATCAGAATTAGGTAAGAATCTTTGCGAAAGGAGCGGGTAACATGACAACTGAACAAAAAAACGTCCTGAGAAAGATTATTTACGCAGTCGAAACCGGCGGACAGGTTTACGGACAGCAGGATTATTCGGACTTCACAGAAGCTTACACCAATTCTTCTGAAGAACATGCAATTACAATCGGGGCAGGAGCATGGTACGCAACCGAAGCCAAGACGCTTCTGGAGCGGATTTACAATGCTGACCCGGAACAGTGGGAGAAGATAGACAAGGTCAGACTTTTAGAACAAGTTCAGACCGCAAATTGGGAATGCTTTAATATTTCCAGAGTGTCACAGCTTGCCGACACCATAATTGCCCTTATTTCGTCCAAAATTGGCGTTAAATGCCAAGATAGCCTTATGGATGAACAATTAGCCACCTATGCAGATGAAGCCTTTAAAAGGGGTGTCACGGACACTAGAGCGCAAGCTATGTGCGTGAACTTTAGACACCAAGGTGGACAGGGAGCAGTAACAAGGATTTTGGCAAAGACCCAGAAACCATATACACTCGATAATCTCTATGCAGCTTGCCAGACCGATACAGGGAACCAAGTCGGGGCATATGAGAGCCGACAGAGATTTGTTTATAACGCATTAAAGACATATTTTCCAGAAAGTGAGGAAACAGGTATGAACGCAATTGACAAATTAATCCAGATCGCAAAGAATGAAGTTGGATATCTTGAAAAAGCAAGCAATAGCCAGCTTGACAGCAAGACAGCAAATGCAGGTTCCAATAACTATACAAAATATTGGAGAGATGTAAAGCCATCTTATCAAGGACAGCCATGGTGTGCCAGCTTTGTGAGTTGGTGCTTCATGAAAGCTTTTGGACAGGAGAAAGCAAAGGAACTCTTAAAACACTGGCCTTATGTATACTGTCCGACAATGGCGGATTTATTTACTTTGAATAGCAATCCAAAAGTTGGGGATATTGTTATTTTCTACAGAAACGGAGTGTTTGCGCACACCGGAATTGTAATAAAGGTATCAGGAGATCAATTCTGGACAGTCGAAGGGAATACTTCTGGTGGCTCTACAATTATTGCAAATGGCGGTGGTGTGTGCCAAAAAAGTTACTACAACAGCAACCTCCCGGGAACAAAATTCTGCACTCCAAAATACAATTTAGTTAAAAATACAACATCAGTTTCAGACTCAGATACAGTCAAAAAGCAGAACACAAGAGCCTACATTGCACAGATAAAAAAGGACACAAAATGTTATACAAAATCAAACAAAAATAGCCTATCTAAACTGTTTCCGAAGTTGAAAAAAGGTGCAGTTGTAGAGGTGATGAAGTACACAGAAACTGACAGTTCCGGGCTGAAATGGTACTTCATCCGCATCCCACATCCGACAGAAGGGTTTGTTTTTGAATTTGTCCCAAAAGGAACATTTACCAGAATTTCAGAAATTCATAAATAAAAACTCCCGGGGATAGTACCCCGGGAATCATGCTTCTTATAACATATTGTATCATTTCGTTTTGTAAATCCTATTAGTTCGTTGGACACACGTTGGTCACAAATAAGAAAAAACATTTCCTAATTAAATATCCTCTAAAGTACTGTATTTAAAGGACTTTTTGACATTTGCATAGTTCTAATTTAATGTCCTAATTAAATACAATTAGAATAATGAAAATGAAATGAGTGAATTCCTTGTAAAATCGCTGAGAATGTTGATTTTACAAGGGTTTCGCGCGTTTTTATGTTCTGAATTGTGATGAATAAAATTGATAAAATAAGATTCCGTTAGTCACAGTTAGTCACAAATGGGACTTTTATCTTTTCAATCTCTGTTCGGAGTTCTTCTAGTGTCCTGTGTCCATATACCGCGTTTGTAACATCTCCACCAAAAGAGTGACCCAGCATTCGCTTCCGGTCGTTCTCCCGGACGCCGTATTTTTCACATAACATGGAAAAAGTATGCCGGCAGTCGTGCGGCGTGTGCTTCGGATTGCCAACGATCCCGAGACGCTCCAGTGTAGGATAGAACAGGGCGTTGCGGTGGTGCTGCTGAGTATATACACAGAGCTTCCCACCTTGAGTAAGAACCTTTTGCTTAGCAAATTCGTATACCGACGAATGAATTGGCACTATACGGTCCTTTCCTGCCTTAGTCTTGATACCACCCTGAAAGTATCTCTCTTCCAAGTTAGTCGTCAACTTAAGCACTTCGCCGATTCTCCAGCCAGAATAACACATGATTAATATAAGCTGCACTTCCGGATCAGTAGAATTCTTCCAGAGAATTTTTAGCTCATTGTCAGAAAATGGCGTTCCATGTTCAGTGTCGTCATCCGCGTTGACTTTTACATACAAAGCTTTGTTTTCTGTTACAATTTCTGAGTAAACAGCATATTTATACATCTGCTTGAACAGCGTAAGAATTGCCATAAGGCTCTGACGTTTTAACGGGCAGTCATCAATTACCTTTTGCAGATCAGGCGCTTTTAAATCCTCAAAGATACGATTGTACAGAGTCGTGCAGTTCGAGTAAGCGGTCTGGTAAGCTATTTTTGAACTATAAGAAAGTTTTGAGCCCTCTGGAAACTTCCATGTGTAAAACTTCTCATATACCTCTGAAAACGTCAATTTCTTGATTTCCGGGTGTTTATCCTCGACACCCTTGATTGTATTGTAGTCAGCAATCAAACGAGTAACAAGAGTATCTACGTCCGTTGTAGGTGATATCTCAAGATCCCGTTCCATCCCTGGCTGATATGTTCCTGCCTTGTATGCGGTCAGTACAGTAAATCCTTTAATCCAGTCGTCCACATAGCAGATTGCAGGCGGTCGGACGGGTTTTCCGGTCTTTTCATCCAGTACTGCCGGAGGATGGACCGCAAATGGATTCCTACGGTTGCTGCCCAGGTACCGTATTGTTCCGAAACTGTTAGGGAGCTTCGGGTATTTCTTTCTTTTCTTCGCCATTTTTATTCCCTCTTTCTGTAGCTGTATTTTAGGTATAAAAATAACAGCCGAACAAACTTTCTGACTTGCCCGACTGCTCCGAAGATGATACAATATGTTTTGCCAGAATATTACATTTCTTCGGAGATGTATAAACGCCACCTCGGTACGCCAATGCCGGGGTGATTTTATTTATTCTATTTCTTCAATGTCAAATGAATATCCAAGAACTTCACCTACGTCTGTACATTTTCCTTTCAAAGTCACCATGTCACCCATTTTCATAGATGTAACTTTTGACTCCTGCTCATCATTTTTAATGTAGCATTGTACGCCAATGATTTCAAAATCACCATCTGCCATGAGGTCAATGTAGTCTCCAGAAGCGTCAATATTTCCAAGTTTTCCAGTGATTTCTAAATACTGGTCTTTGTATTGCTTTGATGCTCCAAGCGGGTTATCATTCAAAGCAGACATCATATCGTTTACAGATACAGAGGTATAGTTTACTGGTGTAGGTGTTGCTACTTCTTTGGATTCTGTTTTTGCAGTAGAAGTGGTTGTAGTTTTTGTGTCAGAACTTCCGCCAGAAGCCGCACCCACAGCTCCGATAACAACGACTGCCAGAACTACCCATTTCAGCTTGCCGCCCTGTTTCTTTCTACAATGAGGGCATATCTTTGCTCCTGCTGGGATTTCCATTTTACAGTGCTTGCAGATTTTTGTCTTTTCATTACTCATACATTTTTTCCTCCTGTTACGCTTTGCACATACTCTTTAAATCATGCCATTTTTGATGATTTTTACATTTTTCTTGCTGATTTTGAAGTGTCATGCAAAAGTACGCTTTTATGTGGTATTATTATTTTATCGCAGATAACATGATTTGTAAAGAATAAGAGTGATTTGTTATGAAAAATAATTGTTTTAAGATATTTGCATTCTTTCTAATTATATTTAAGATATTTTGCACGATACATATTCCGCTAAAGATTGTCCCGAACAATCACAATGATATGCAGATCACCAGTGCCGCATATCAGGAGAAGCCTGCGCCGAACCATAATCTGGGAGAAGCCCACAGCAAAGTTCGCGATATCGCATTTTTCTTCTGTGAAAGCATAATTTTCTTTGAGATTGCAAAGTTCGTGTATGAAATAACGAAAGTTCATGTATATCATTGGCAGTTGCCAAGAGTCGGAATAGGTGGTATAATAGCAAAAGAGAACTAATGTTCGGTTCTATTCCCCACAGCCGGACATATACTGTAGTGTAGGCGGTAGTTGTGACAGGGAGGGTTATTTATGGATTATAAGAAAGAAATTATTGAAATGATACAAAAGATAGAAAACAGACGTTGGCTGAGATCAATATACGTTTTCATAAAAACATTAATCGGTTAAAAAGAAAAGCCAAGGGTTTGCGCATTGCCCTTGGCTATTTTCTCATTTCTTTTCGTAAATCGTGTCTAGGAGCTTTTCTAAATTATCCCATCCAGAATCATCTAGCTTTGCTAGAGCATTGATGAGACGGTATTTAAAATCATCATCACTAGACTTTAGAACATTTCCGAACAACTTAGAAATTTCATCGTTTTTGTTCTCTGGCTGAAACATTTCTCCAGTTCCATTTCTTAGCCATTCTTCGTTTACAGAACATTTCTCACAGATTAATTGAATTACTGCGTCTGTAGGAGTTCTTCTTCCAGTTTCATAACTGGATAAATTTGCCTTTGGTATTCCCAAAAAGCTTGCAAATAAATCTTGACTCTTCCAATTAGGATTAGAATTTCTTATTTGCTTTATTCTGTTTTTCAATTCGTACACCTCCTTTCAAATAAGATTATACACCACATAATTAAAAAAGTAAATATTAAAAATTGTACAATGTACAAAAATAGTGCTTGACAAAAGTTGTACATAGTATTATATTAAGAGTGTACAAAGTACAACAAAGGAGGTGAAAAAAACAGTGAAGCGCAAAAAAAAAGAAATCGACAAAACAATTTCTGACCTGTGGAATCGTATCTGGGATTTGCAAGACCAGACAAACAAAATCAAGAAAGCAGTTCTGACAGGTGAAAAAGGTGATTTAAAGATGCCAGAAAGAAGGATTGTTCCTCCAGATGAGCCTATTCCGTTTGGCGGGGCAGTAGATATGGACTGTATCTTTGAGAAAGAACCATGTGAACAGGTAGACGTTGAATTTACAGTGAAAGAAACTTTGCAAATGTATTCACATTATGTAGATTCATTGTCTACCGATACACATGTATTGGGAGTTATTGCAATAGTTTCTTTAATAATTGCAATAGTGGCTCTGCTTGTATAGAAATTGAGAAAAGACTGGTAATCAGCGCAATGATTGACAGAATAGTTGTTATCCAAAATCTGGATATATCTTGAAAATATGCTTTCATGGCGACTTCACCCGCTTGTGTGATTTCATATGCGTGGTCTTGCGACCTTGAACGCATAAAGCACTTTTTACTGAAAAGGTATCTGCAAGCATCTGCTTCACGCTGATTACTAGGTGTAAATCCACAATTTCTTAAAGCTTTTTTCAATATTTTATATTGATATCTTGTTATCAAATGAACACCTCCTTCACAGGAGAGTATATCACAAGAAAGGAGTGAGCGCATGTCTGAAAAAGAAAAAAGAATCGTTGAAAAGCTGAAAAACGCGATTCCTAATATGTCAGAATTTGACAAGGGATACATTCTCGGTAAGACGGAAAGCTTTTCCGAGAATAATCTGGAGAAAAAATCAGATAAGAAAGAAGCTGCAACTTCGCAGTATTAAAGAGGAGGAAGAAAATGAAGAAATTTGAATTAACATCAGAAACCAAAATTAACATTTTCGGAAAGAAACTTTTCAGAATCAAAGCGCTCATTTCATTTGGAGATGTAAAAGCCGGAGAAACTGGTGGATGGGTAGAAAAAGAAGAAAATGTAAACCAGTCCGGTGATGCATGGGTGTACGGTGATGCAAAGGTGTCCGGTGATGCAATGGTGTCCGGCAATGCAAAGGTGTCCGGTGATGCAATGGTGTCCGGCAATGCAAAGGTGTCCGGTGATGCATGGGTGTACGGCAATGCAAAGGTGTCCGGTGATGCATGGGTGTACGGTGATGCAAAGGTGTCCGGTGATGCATGGGTGTACGGCAATGCATGGGTGTACGGTGATGCAATGGTGTCCGGTGATGCAAAGGTGTACGGTGATGCATGGGTGTACGGCAATGCATGGGTGTACGGTGATGCAGATTACGCCACTATTCATGGATTTGGTACTCAATTCCGCACCACTACGTTTTTTAGATGCAAAGATAAAAAGGTCAGAGTTGCATGCGGATGTTTTTTCGGAACTATTCCAGAATTCCGAGAACAGGTAAAAGATACCAGAAAAGGGAAAATCGCAGAAGAATATCTGGTGATTTCCGATTTGATGGAAAAGCATTTTGAGGTGAAAAGCAATGAATGACATAGAAGAATACATTGAAAAAAACGCACAGGTTCATCAGTTTGCCGCAGAAGTGGCAAGAATCATATCTGGTATCCCACAGATGCCAGAGTTCTCAAACGAGCGCCTGACAGTATCAGATGTGAGTAAAATGACAGGCATTCCTACACCATCTGTCAGAGCAGGAATCATCTATGGATGGCTGCCTATCGGTACGGCGTATCGTGGGAATAAAGTGATTCACGACAGAAAAGGTTCTGGCAGAATAGAATTTGTTATCTCTCCAAGAAAGCTCTGGGAAGAAACAGGATATGTCTGGAGAGGGAAAGAAGCATTAAAGCGATAGTGCCCCGGAGGGAGCCGAAACCTCCGCCCCGGAGCGTTGCACCAACTAAACCACACTTAGTAGGTACAGGTTAATTATAACTTCGTATCTGCTAATTGTAAATACCAAAAAAGGAGAAATTAGCACGATATGAGCAGAAATAGCACAAATAAATGTGAAAATGTTCCGACATGGGACGAACTTGAGTTCATTCTTGCGACAGAAATTGTCGAAGAAAGTAGAAAAAAAGCAAGAAAATGGTTCACTGCATGGATTGTGACCGCAGCCGCACTGGTAGCAAGCAATCTGGCGTGGATTATGGGAGAAATGAAATGAAAGAGTATGCGCTGATTGCTGTTTGTATGCTTGCCGGGAAATATGTGGATATACCTATCTGGCTGAACATCTTTTTTGGCATCTCGGCAGCATGGGCGGTTCACCAGATGAAAGCAGACTGGCAGTAGGGAATAAGGAGGATAAGAAGATGTTCGAGAAAGAGATTGATGAAATTTATGGACTCTGTAAAAGAGTTGCGAATGAAGTTCCGACAGCAAGTGCCACATTCAACTATTCAATTTATGGTATGAGCGTATTTGGACTCAAAAGGAAGGAAGATGCTTGCCTTCCCAAAGACAAATTTAAATGGGATTTGTACCAAAACGTATCTTTTAATTCATTTTACGAGAAAGAAAGCCGTGAAAAGCTTAATAAAATCAAAGCATTCTTGCTGGAACTTCTGATAGATGGGAAGTGTCCAAATGAGTAAACAGATAGCAATTATGAAGCTTCTTCCCAGTCTGGAGATAGCAGGATGTATTAACGAATTGCTCAGAGAGCTTCAGTCCAGAGGCGATTACATTCTGGATTATGAGAACTGCGATATGTCTCTTGACCATGTGGAATACCACAAAGCCGAAGATATCGACGGAGAGAAGTTCGGAGATGCATCAGATAACCTGTATTGCTTTTTCAAGGCGGTGTAAGTATGAAAGAGCGCATTCAGGAAGTATTGAGATTAATCGACATACAACTTGCTACAGTGCCGGATAATCCAATTGAAGAGCAGTATAAGGCAAGAACATTGGCGAGCTATGTACAGGCTTTAAATGGGCTTTTAGCGGCTCAGAAAGCAACTAAGGAGGGTAACAATGGAAAAGTTTGAAATCTGTATTCCGGCTAAAAAGAAGAAAACAATCAGTGAAAAGGAGAATCCGGTTGTGAAGATTACTCCAGAAGCATACAACACACTGGTTGAAATCTATAACGAATCAACTATATCTATGAAAGACATTGCAAGTTTACTGATTGTAGAAGCCAGTAAGTGCGTGGTCTATGACAAGGGGGATTGAAATTGAATATCTATGAAAAATTAGGAGTTATTCAGTCAAAGCTGAAAGCTCCAAAAGGGCAGTATAACTCATTTGGGAAATATAAATACAGAAGTTGTGAGGACATTCTTGAAGCAGTAAAGCCGCTTCTGGTAGAAACAAAGACAGTGTTATGTATCACTGATCAGATGGAAGTGGTCGGGGACAGAATCTATGTAAGAGCAGAAACGCATTTAAAAGATGCAGAGGATTCTTCTTCTGAAATCGTAACAGTTGCTTATGCAAGGGAAGAAGAGTCAAAAAAAGGCATGGATTCTTCCCAGGTTACAGGCACAGCGTCATCTTACGCAAGAAAGTATGCACTGAATGGTTTGTTCTGCATTGATGACAACAAAGACAGTGATTCTACTAATACAGGCAGCAGCGGAAAAACAGCAGCTAAAAAGTCAGAATCAAAAGAACCTGTTGAGATGATTACTTCAGAAAATGTAATGAGCATCCAGAACATCATTGACAAATATCCGAATTCTAACTTGTTTGAACAGATTAAAACTCGTTTCAAGGTAGACGATGTGAAAGGACTCACAAAAGAAAAAGGGCAAAAATGTCTCAAAATGTTGATTGAGTACGATAAACAGCATAGTGGAAAGAAATAAAAAATGAACAAAGTTATTCTTACAGGACGATTTACAAGAGATCCAGAAGTCAGATATACAAATGATGGAACATCAATCGCAAGATTTTCCATTGCAGTCAATAGAAGATTTGTAAAAGAGGGTTCTGATCAGAAAGCGGACTTCCTTAATTGTGTTGCGTTCGGAAGGTCTGCGGAATTTATCGAAAAATATTTCACAAAAGGAATGAAAGCAGATTTATCTGGAAGAATCCAGACAGGATCCTATACGAATAAAGACGGCGTGAAGGTATATACAACAGATATTGTTGTCGAGGAAATCGAATTCGGCGAAAGCAAAGGTTCGTCACAGGCACAGACAGCATCACCTACACCGAATCCAGAAGCCGACCCGGACGGCTTTATGAGCATTCCTGATGGTATCGACGAGGAGATGCCGTTTGCATGATACAAATTGACAGTAGAGAACATCAAAAAGTTATTGATGGCATTAAGAAAGCATTTGATGTAGCAGGAGAAAAATGGTTCGTGTCAAAGCTTTATGTCGGGGATTATATGAATTATGACAACCCTCGACTGGTTGTTGACCGGAAGCAAAATCTCTCTGAATTATGTGGCAATGTATGCCAGCAGCATGAAAGATTCCGTGCTGAAATTATCCGGGCAAATGAAGCAGGAATAAAACTTGTCTTCTTATGCGAACACGGGAAAGGAATCGAAAAGCTGGATGACGTTCTCTGGTGGGAGAATCCCAGGGCGAAGAAGCGGGTTAAGAAAAATGGTGTTTGGATCGAACAAGAACAGAAAGTTATGCACGGCGATACGCTGTACAAAATTCTATGCACAATGCAGAGAAAATATGGCGTTGAGTTCCTATTTTGTGACAAGAAAAATACTGGAAAACGAATAATGGAGATTCTGTCGGATGGACAAAGAAACAATTAAGCAACAGAACAGTATGAGAGATATTCTTGCCAGATACGGAATGATTCCGAACAGAGCTGGCTTTATCAGTTGCCCATTTCACCCCGATGACCGTACTGCTTCATTGAAAATTTACAAAGACAGCTACTATTGCTTCGGATGTGGCGCGTCAGGAGATATTTTTACTTTCGTTCAGAATATGGATAATTGCGATTTTAAGACAGCCTTTCAGATTCTTGGTGGAACATACCATAAACCTGATTTTTCGTCCAGAATGGCAATATATCACACTCAGAAGCAAAAAGAAATGAGAGAGAAAGCAGAACGGAAGAAAAATGAAGAATTGCAGGAATGTTTGTCCGATATTGATTTCTACAGGTCTATTCTTGGCAGAGCAAAGCCATTATCAGATGGATGGTGCGAAGCATGGAACAAATTACAGCTTGCATTATATAAGCATGGATTCATAACAGGATTGGAAGAAGGTGATTAAAGAAAATGGAACAGATTAATAAACTCACATCGGAATCAATTCTGGAAGAAGAAGTGTTTAATGAGATATTCAAGCAAGAAGATGAAATTTACAAGGCACGTTTGACATTGACGCTTCTAGACAGGGCAAAAGCACTTGGAGTTAAAAAGAAATTTGAAGATTTACTAAAAGCTTACACCAAGGTTCAGAAACAGATAATCGAGCAAGAGAAAAGCAATAGGACGTTGTCTATGCTGGACCAGTGGACTAATTTCTCCGATTGTGAATATGACAGAATGAAATGTCTTAACTGGATAGCAGATGATGACGGAATCAGAATATCAAACACAAATCCAGGATCACCGGATATTATAGCTTGTTATCATCCTATTCTTCCAATCGAACGAATGAAGAATCTGGAGACCGGGGAAGAACAGATAAAGCTAATCTATAAGAGAAATAATAAATGGTCCGAGGTTATTGTACCAAAAACCATGGTTGCATCAGCCAGTAAAATTGTTGGTTTGTCCGCGCTTGGTATTTCAGTGACTTCTGAGAATGCGAAGTTCCTCGTACGGTATCTGTCAGACGTTGAGAATGCAAATGACGATTATATCAATATTCAATATTCATCAAGTAAAATCGGGTGGATCAGGGATTATTTTCTTCCCTATGACAAGGATATTGTGTTCGATGGAGACATGAGGTTCCGACAACTGTATGAAAGTATCAGCGTAGGTGGCAGCAGAGCAGAGTGGTATGAACATGTAAAGAGGGTTCGTGCCAGCGGAAGAATTGAGCCAAAGATTATGCTTGCTGCGAGCTTTGCAAGTATTCTAATTAAACTGGTCGGCGCTCTTCCGTTCTTTGTAGACCTCTGGGGAGAAACTGAGGGTGGTAAGACTGTGACGCTTATGTTAGGAGCTTCCGTCTGGGCGAATCCAGGTGAATCTAGGTATATAGGAGACTTTAAAACAACCGATGTAGCCCTGGAAGCAAAATCCGATATGCTCAATAATCTTCCGCTAATTCTGGATGATACTTCCAAGGTATCTGCCAAGATCAGGGATAACTTCGAGGGCATAGTGTACGACCTGTGTTCCGGCAAAGGAAAGAGTCGTTCTAACAAGGAGTTGGGTGTCAACCGAGAGAACCGCTGGCAGAACTGCATTCTGACCAATGGTGAACGACCGCTTGCAGGATATGTCAGCCAGGGCGGAGCGATTAACCGAATTATTGAGGTTGAGTGCTCTGAAAAGATATTCGATGATCCGCAGCTTACCGCAGATACGCTTAAAAAGAACTACGGGTACGCAGGAATCGATTTTGTAAATGTAGTTAAGGAAATGCCCATTGACGATATAAAAGCCATGCAGAAGCATTTTCAGAGCCTTATACAGGATGATGATAAAATGCAGAAGCAGAGTATATCAATGAGTATTATCTTGACAGCAGATAAAATCGCAACAGATCAGCTGTTCCATGATGGCCAGTACATTGACATTGAGACGGCTAAGAATCTTCTGACAGAGAAAGAAATGGTATCTGAAAATGAGCGCGCTTACTGGTTCGTGCTTGATAAGATTGCCATGAACGGAATTAAATTCGATGATAACCCAGATATAAAAACAGAAAGGTGGGGAATTATTGACAATGACCCGGTAGAGAAAACGTCGACTGCAATAATCTATAGTGTAGCGTTTGATGATCTGTGCAAAATTGGAAGATTCTCTCGGAAAGCATTTTTATCATGGGCTGTTAAGAAGGGACTTGTGGAAACCGACAGTAGAGGTTATCCGACCAAGGCGAAGAAACTGGACGGAATTGTTACAAAATGTGTGTTCTTGAAAATTGTAGATGAAATTCCGAAAGGATTCGTGAATTGTAGTGATGATTTTGAAATTACGGACGATATTGTGTTTGATTAACAAACAATTCGTTCAAAAGGTAACCGGGTAACCTAGGTAACCTTTGATTCTGTATATATATATTTGAGTATTTATATGCGCATATTGAGTATAAAAGTTTCCCTATATGAGAAAGTCAGGGTTACTCGGTTACTCGGTTACCTACCTGTAAAATCAATGGTTTACACAAATTAGTACGGTTACTTTACGGTTAACAAAGGTTACTTATATTAAAATAATATAAATATATTATCTTTGGAGAAGATATGCTGCATCTCGGCATAAA